ACATTAGATGTAGCAAGTACAATATATACTGCTGAGAGCTTAAGGTTTGATGGAACAGGATTAAACGCTACAGATAAAAAACTATATTCACCTGCTGATGGTGAATTACAATGGTTTACACACGACCTAGCAGGTGCTCACGCTTTTTCAGTATCACATCAAGGAACAAGACGAGTTTATTTAAATACTTCTGGTAATTCATATTTAATTGGAGGAAACGTAGGAATTGGAACGACTTCGCCTGCTGAAAAACTTGAAGTATCTGGCAGTATTAAAGTTGGTAATATGAAGTTTGAGCCTACTCATGGCGGTAGGATTGGCTTTAACAGAAATACAGCAACTGGCGCAATATATGATTCTAACTATGCTGCCTTTCAAATAAATGGTGCTTATAGTGGGGCTGATTTTTTAGAAATACAAAATTATAATTCATCGGGTAATTTTTTAGGGAGTGTAGCTTTAAAAGATGGTAAATTAGGAATTGGAACTACTTCGCCTTCAAAAAAATTACACGTTTATAATACAGCAGCAGCAGATGTAGCATTGTTAGAGTCAACACAAGCGTTTTCAACATTAGCATTTAAATCAAGCACTAATACAGATACAGCAGTTTTTGGTATAGATGGTGGAGGTAATGCTTATATAGAAAACAAAAAAAGTACACATCCAATTTTATTTACTACAAATTCTAATGAGCGTATGCGTATTACGAGCGCAGGAAACGTAGGAATCGGAACAACAGATCCAGAAGATAAATTAGAGGTAGCAGGCGGTGCTTTAAAAGTAAAAGCATCAGCAAATCACGTAGAACAAGCTTATATAAAATTTGGTAGAACTGACCAAGCTGATGGTAATTTTGAGAATCATATAAAATCGATGACAGGAAGTGGTTCTACTCAAAATAGAATGACATTTTCATTATGTAATACATCAGCAACAGGAAGAGTTGACCTTTTAACGCTAGATGGCGGTGCTAATAAGTCCTATTTTGGAAGTGGAAATGTCGGGATCGGGACTACTGATTTAGGTGCTGAAGCAAAGTTAGCTATTGGGGCCATAAATGGAAATGAAGGTGGGCAAATAGTTTTACATAAAGGAACAAGCGGAACTCTAGCAGCGCATATTGATGCTTACCACTCAACTAACGATTATTTAAGGATATTGTCTGGTACTAATACAGCTTCTAGCTCAGCACCATTTGTTTTTGACTTAACAAATGTAAGACTAGGAATTGGAACAACTTCGCCTCAATCAAAACTTATGGTACAAGGTGCTGGTGCAAATGGAACTGTTAGAATTGTTCCTTCTTCTGCAAATGCCGAAGCAAGTATTGGATTTTATCAGGATACAACAGGAACAACATCATCAACAAGATGGATTGCTGGCGTTGGTGGATGGGGTAATACTAATGATTTTACTATTGGATATGGTGATGGCGGTCCTGATTTATTAATTGATACTTCAGGAAACGTAGGAATTGGAACGACTTCTCCTAGCGGTAAATTAAACGTATTTGGTGCTACGGGATTACCTGCAACATCAGGAACAACTTTTACTGGAACAATGCGTTTGCAAGTTACTGGATATGGTACAACATTAGATTTTGGATCAGAAGGCCCATCAACAGGAAAACAATGGTTACAAGCTACTGATGCAGGTGATTTATCAGTAACATATCCATTATTATTGAATCCAAATGGTGGTAACGTGGGAATCGGAACGACTTCACCTAGTTCATTTGCTAATTATACTAATGTTACAATTCAAGGCGGTTCAACTGGTTCTAATCTTGACTTTAAAAATGCAAGTGGAACAAGGGTAGCTGCAATAGTCTCAAATCCAGGAGCTGATTTTGGTATTGAAACAAACGAAGCAGTACCTCTTCTTTTCAAAACAAACAGTACAGAAAGAATGCGTATTACGAGCGCAGGAAACGTAGGAATTGGAAATACATCACCATCACAAAAACTTCATGTTACAGGAAGTATATTAGCATCAAGTGATGTTGTAGCTTTTTCAGATATAAAATTAAAAGAAAATATTAAAACTTTAGATGGTTCTAAAGTATATAATATGCGCGGTGTTAGCTTTACTAGAAAAGATACTGGTAAAGATAGCAGCGGTGTTATAGCGCAAGAAATACAAAAAATAGCACCAGAATTAGTAACTGACAACGATGGAACATTAAGTGTTGCATATGGAAACTTAACTGGATATTTAATTGAAGCAATTAAAGAATTAAAAGCTGAAATAAAAGAACTTAAAAAACAAATTAAATAATGGCAGTACCAGGATCAGGAACACTATCTATGCAAGATATAGCTCAAGAAAGGCTAAATAGTACCTACGGAAGTGGCAATGTATCCGGCCCTATATCTATGTATAACTTAGTAAACGGCGGAAATACTGGTGGTGCAGTCACTTCAGGTAATACATATCCGGCTATAAACACAGGTTGTACTCCTAACCCAGCAGATGGGGGCGTCGCGCTGGTAACAGCATTGAAAATAAACCTTGGAGGAGAAGCTCCGGGAACAGTAAATACAAATTTAAAAATGTTTAGTGATGCTAACTTAAGTAGCGCAGTTACCGCATACGTTAGGGCGGATTTAACTGGTAATGCTAGCTTTGATTGGTTTGAAGTTGCATTAACAGCTACTATTGGAGGAGCTGTTTTAGAACATCATTATCAAAGACTGGCTAAAGCTATGACTACAGGGCATATATATGATAGTGACACAAGCGGAACTAGATTAGCTAATGGAACTTATTACTTATCTTATGCAAATCCATCAAATACCAGCGGTAATCCACCATCAGGTGCCCCTACTGGCGGCGCACTTAAAATACAAGTAGTTATTTCAAATACAGGTACAGTGCAAACAGATCTTTCAGGCGGAGGATCATAATATATTATGGCAATAATACAACCCTACCAGATTTCAGATTTTTACGGTTACGATCAGGATTGTTCATCGTTAACTAGTTTTACATCAGCGACAGCTGAATCAGGTTTGGAAGGCTGTAATGAAACATTAAATCAAACTTATTACCACGACGGCTCAGGCGCAAGACCTGTAGCTAACGACACTGTCTATACAGATTCAGCAGGAACAACAACACTTTCTCAGGGTATTTACAGATTAGACAATAGTACAAAAATTACAGTATCAGGAGGACTTGGGGGGCAAGGCGTTGTTATCTCAGTAGATAATTGTAGTTAAAGTAATTTACAACCGTGTGGTTAATAAATAAAAAAGATAAAAAACGCGTAATATTAATAATAACAATTAATTAAAAAATTTTAAAAAATGGCAATAACATATAAGTGGACTATTAATGCGTTGGATGCGCACATTAGTCATGAAGAAAAATCCGACGTAGTTTACACAGTTCACTGGGGCTATGCCGGTGCAGAGGGCGAAAATAGTGCTAATTCAATTGGTACATTTTCACCTACATTTGATAAAGATAACTTTATTGAATATGCAGCTTTAAAAGAAAGTGACGTTATAGCTTGGTTAGAAGCTGGCTTAGACGTTACCGCAATGAAAGCAAGTATAAAAAATCAAATAGATCTTTTAAAAACACCAGTAAGTAAAACCTATTCTGCTCCATTTGCTGTAACAGAATAATAATAATAATAAATATAATTTAATAATTTAAACTTAAAACCATGAGTAAAGAAAATAAAATAACCGAAAAAGAATTAAAAAACCTACAAGAATTAGTTGCTAAGCTTAATAGCGCTTCTAGTCAATTAGGCAACATTGAAATGCAAAAACACCAGTTGCTACACGCTTCACAAACCTTGCAGTCAGATATGGCAGAAATGCAAAAATCTTTAGAAGAAACATACGGTAAAGTATCAGTTAATATTCAAGACGGAACTTATCAGGAGGTATCTGAAGATGCTAAACCAGAGGTAGTAGAACCAGAAATAGTAGAATAAAATCATGTCACTGGTAAGAAAAATTAGTATAGGTAAAGACTATAAAAACGACGCTATGCACTACTCTGTAGGTCAAGAGGTCTATGGGGGTCATATTATTGATTCAATAGTGGAAGAGTCAGATAAGTTTTCTATTTATATTAAAAAAAATAAAGAAGTATTACCGTGGAAAGATTTTAATAAGAATATGGCTATAGCCGTTGAATATAACTTAGAATATTAATGCAAAGTTTATTTAGCTTTATAGTTAAACCTAAAAACGAAAGATACGATAATAAAAAATATATTGATGGTCAGGAGCTTCTGCTAAACACAGAAATCTCCGATCATCGATATGTTAGTCGTACTGGCATAGTGACATCTGTGCCTAAGCATAATGAAACTGACATAAAAGTAAACGATGAAGTTATCGTCCATCATAATGTTTTTAGAAGATGGTATGACGGGCGAGGAAAAGAAAAAAATAGCAGAAGTTATTATAAAGAAGATAAATACTTTGTAATGCCTGATCAAATATTTTTATATAAACAAAATAACAAATGGCTAGCGCTAGAGGGTTATTGTTTTATAAAACCAATTATATCTAATAATATACTATTTAATGATAAAGAAGTTCCTTTTCAAGGTATTATAAAATACATTGATAGTAAACTTAATAATATTAAAAAAGAAGATCTAGTCGGTTTTGCGCCTGGTAGTAAATATGAATTTATTATTGATGGTGAAAGATTATATAGAGTATTAAGTAAATTTATAACTATTAAGTATGAACGTCAAGGAACAGAAGCAGAATATAATCCAAGCTGGCTATAAAGCAGTAAAAGAACTCGTTAAAGTTGCAAAAGAGCCAATTGTTGAAACTGATGATGATATTTCAGCTGATAGACTTAAAAATGCTGCAGCCACTAAAAAGCTTGCAATATTCGATGCGTTTGAAATTTTAAATAGAATTGAAATTGAAAAAGCGCTGCTAGAGGGTAAAAATATAGAAGAAAAGCCTCAAGCTTTTAAAGGCTTTGCCGAAAGGAGATCTAAATAATGTATCAACAAAGTTTATATAAAGTTATAGAGCCTATAAAAATTAATGCAATCAAAAGGCTTAATAAAGCAAAAAAGTGGAAATATGGATACAATAAAGAACATGATATTATCGTTATATCAAAAAGCGGTCAAATTGGTGAAATATATGAAATTCAAAATCTTAAAATAGCTTTACCTAAAGAAATAAATATTCCTAAGGATAATGATAAATGGAAAGTACAAAAATATCCTAAAGAATTACAAAAATTAAAAACTATATTTGACTGGAAAGATTTACCTAATGATTTTAAAAACAAGTGGAATACATATATTGACAAAGAATTTACTAGGCGTGAAGAAGGCTATTGGTTCTATAACAAGAATATTCCTACTTATATTACTGGGTCTCATTATATGTACTTGCAGTGGACTAAAATCGACGTGGGTGCTCCAGACTTCAGGGAAGCAAACAGATTATTCTTTATATTCTGGGAAGCTTGCAAAGCAGATACAAGATGCTACGGAATGTGCTACCTCAAAAATAGACGGTCTGGCTTTTCATTCATGGCATCAGCAGAGGCTGTCAACCAAGCTACCATCTCTTCAGACTCTAGGTTTGGAATATTATCCAAATCTGGTGCTGACGCAAAGAAAATGTTTACAGATAAGGTGGTACCCATATCGGTCAATTACCCCTTCTTTTTTAAACCAATACAAGACGGTATGGATCGTCCCAAAACCGAGTTGGCCTATCGTGTACCAGCAAGTAAATTTACAAAAAAAAGTATACTCACGAAGCAAAGGAGCGAGGAGCTCGCAGGACTGGACACTACAATCGACTGGAAAAACACAGGAAACAACTCGTATGACGGTGAAAAGCTTGCCCTCTTGGTTCACGACGAAGCAGGTAAATGGGAGAGGCCCGAGAACATCCTCAACAACTGGCGAGTCACGAAAACAACGCTAAGATTAGGAAGTAGAGTTATTGGCAAATGTATGATGGGTTCAACAAGTAACTCATTAGATAAAGGCGGTGAAAACTTTAAAAAATTATATAATGATTCAGATGTTACAAAAAGAAACCGCAATGGACAGACTCGCTCGGGATTATATAGTTTGTTCATACCTATGGAATGGAACTTCGAAGGATTCATTGATTCTTATGGATTACCTGTATTCAA